GGGCTCGGGGAAATGACCGTCGCGTATCTCTCGGTTTATATCGATCTCGAAAAAGCAACTACCGCGTCGGCTACCTGGAGTTACACCGGACTGCATACCGCGAGCCATCAAAGATATACTAAAGGCGAAGCGGGTGGCGGGAATAAGAAACTCAGAACCGCCCTGTGGAGGACCGCCGATTCAATGATGAAAACTCGCGGCGCATACCGGGAAGTGTACGACAGGACCAAGGAGCGGCTGGCGATAAGCGAGAAAATAACAAAGAGCAGGAACACGCAAGGAATGCTTGTCGAGGTAGCCTGGAAAGATACGAAGCCATGCCACAGACATGGCGCGGCATTACGGGCAGTTATGAAACATATACTTGCAGATTATTGGTTTGTCGGCAGAACTATTCGAGGACTCCCGACACGCTCGCTATACGCAGAGGAGTATTTAGGACATACGGGAATAATAAGCCCGACTGAAAGAGGTTGGGTGTTTTAGAAAGAGGGCCAGGGCTTTCAAGAAAACCATTAGACAAAAGCGAGCCAAAACCCGGGAGAAAACCAGATTGCTGGAGCGAGCCAACCCATATGAGTAAACCACAAATCTGAAGCGAGCCAGATTCCGGAAGGAACCCAGTCAGATAAAGCGAGCCCCCGAAAGGGGGCTTTCCCTATTGCACTTGCAATAACTTCCAGAAAGAGCTATTTATATAATATTACTTAGTGTTTCTCTTATAAAACGGAGTATTACTTGGCGAAAGCAAGGCAAAACTCCCGAAACCTTAACTTAACTCAACGATTCCGCGCGGCCTTAAGTGTCTTCCGCGCATCAGGCCAGTGGTCTCCGCAATCTCTTGACGACATGGGCAGGTGGATGGATTCCACACAAGCCGGCCACGATCCCGGCGCGATGGCATACACCGCCTACTTTTCCGGGGTGATGCAGATATCGCAGTCACTCGCGTCGGTTGCGTGCCCATTACTGAGACGCGAAGGCGAAATGAAGCGGAGGCGATGGGCGGAGCATCCAGTTTACGGCGTCATGAACAGCATGGCGAACCCGTTTGTCAATTCTCTTAAGTGGCGCGAGTCAGTATTCATGCAGGCTATCAACTGGGGTAACTCATATTCATATGTTCAGCGTGATACTTACGGCAGACCGACCGCGGTATACTTGCTCGACCCGGCGCGTATGCGGGTTGAGGTAAAAGATTCGGGCGAGCCGGTATATCTGTACCGCCCGAAGAAAGGCGGAGAGCGCCCATTATCATATACCGAGATATTTAACCTTTCCGGGTTTGGGCCGGATGCATATACCGGGTACTCGTTGATAACGCTCCACAGGGAAGCGGTCAAGCTCGGGCTATCACAGCAGAACTTTTCAAACAGCTTTATCGATAAGGGCGTAAATAGTTCGGGTGCACTCATACATCCGGAATCGCTATCTCCCGAGGCAAAGGAAACCCTAAAGGAATCTTTCGCTAGCGCATATGGCGGATCAAGTAACGCCGGTAAAGTGATTGTACTTGAAGAGGGCATGACCTACACGCCGTTTTCAATGTCTATGGCCGACGCCGAATATCTCGCAAGCCGGATTTTTCAACTCAGCGAAATGGCACGCATTCTGAACATGCCGCTTCACAAGCTCAAAGATTTGACGAACGCAACATTTTCAAATATCGAGCACCAGCAGATTGAATGGATTACCGACACGCTGAGACCATGGGCGGAGCGTTTCGAGAAAGCGGTTGATACGCAACTGCTCACGCCTATCGAGAGAAAAAAAGGTTTTGCGCAGCATGACATGAACCAGCTGCAGCGGGGCGATATGAAAACGGTTATGGAAACACAGCGGATAGGCCGCTTTGCCGGACTCATTAACGGCGACGAGGGCCGCTTTGCTATCGGCATGAATCCGATTGACGACGAAGAAATAGGTAGACGATTCTGGCAACCGTCGAACATGATGGACGCTGCGAGCGACGCGGCAAAGAATGGCGGCGGCGATGCAGGCGGAGCAGGAGGGGAAAGTGAAATCGAAAAAATGGTATAAGATTCAGGCGAAAGAAGACACCGCGGAGATATCGATATTCGGCGACATCGGCGCGTCATGGTGGGGCGATTCAGTTACCGCGGCGGATTTCAAGAAAGACTTTGACGCAATAAAGGACAAGGCGTCGATACATATTCTCATCAACTCACCCGGCGGCGACGTGTTTGACGGCATTGCCATATACAACATTATTGCAACCGAACGCGAAAAGGTATCTGTCGAAGTGATGGCGCTCGCGGCTTCCGCTGCCTCGATCATAGCTCTTGCCGGTTCTTCTCTCACAATCGACACCGCAGGATTTTTCATGATTCACAACCCGTGGACATTTGCCATGGGCGGGGCCGACGACATGAGGCAAAGCGCCGAGCTGCTTGACAAGATAGGCGGCGAATTAGTAAATATATATGAGGCGCATTCTAATTTGAGCGCCGACGAGATAAAGGAGTACATGGATGCAGATACATGGTTTACTGCCGACGAGGCCGTTGAGGCCGGATTTGCCGATGAGCAAGTCGAGCATGAGGCGGTTGCTGCTTCCATATCCATCGATTCACGATATGCCTATAAGCACGTCCCGGAGAGATTCCAGGGAAGCGCAGAAGGAAATAAAAAGCCCGCGACAATCAGAGACTTTGAAGGACTCCTGAGAGATTCAGGATTCAGCAAAAAGGAATCTGTCGATATCGCGGCACATGGTTTTGAAACCGACCAGGGGGAGCCTGAGCCGGAGGAATCACAGGGAGAGCCTGTTGAGACCGTAGAAGAAACCGACGTGCAGGCTGAGATACCGTATGGTGTTTTAGTGCGCATGAGAGAAAACGCAAATTATCTAAAGGGGGCAGAAAATGCTCACAAAACTGAAAGCTAAATACGGGGATCTGCAAAATCAGATTGACACCGTAAAGGCAGAGGCCGAAACCGCAGAACGCGAACTCTCCGCAGAAGACTATACTAAAATCAAAGGGTTGCTCGACGAGCAGGACGCGGTTAAGGTGCAGATCGAAACCGCCGAACGCATGGCCGACGCCGAACCCGAACCGAGTACCGCTATTCCTACACCGACGATCATGCCCGCAGGAATCAACAACGGCATCCGCAGCATGGGCGAGTTTTACCAGGCCGTTATCGCGGCAGGTATCAAGGACCGCATGGGCGAGAAGATAGGCCGCTTCGAGTGCGGCGTGGTATCAGACGAACTTGCCGATTTTCAGAAATCGGTAAAGGCCGCGGCTTCCGGGTCAAATGAGAGCGTACCCTCCGACGGTGGCTTTCTTGTCGGGACCGACTACGGATCGGCGCTGCTTGCCGATGCGTTTGAAACCGCACAGCTTCCGAGCCTTTGTTCTAAAATGACCATGAGCGCGCCAAGCAACAAAATGGCGCTACCCGCAATCGACGAAACCTCCCGGGCGACCGGCTCACGTTATGGCGGAGTACAGGTGTACATGGCCCATGAGGCCGCAGCCGTTACCGCGACCAAGCCGAAGTTTCGAGAGATTGAGCTCGCGCTTAATAAAATGATGGGTCTCACCTATCTCACCGACGAACTCATGCAGGACGCCGCAATGCTCGAGGGCTGGGTGCGCATGATGTTTGCTAAAGAAATGGGCTTCAAGATGGACGACCTGATCATGCGTGGAACCGGCGCAGGTGAACCTCTTGGAATAATCAACGCCGGATGCCTCCGGTCAATTACCAAGGAAACCGGACAGCTTGCGGATACCATCGTTCTGGAAAACGTCGAGAAGGCGTTTACCTTTTGCCGCGACAAGGCGAACATGGTATGGCTCGCAAACGAGGAAATCCTCCCGCAGTTGATGGCAATGGAAAGGGCAGTCGGTACCGGTGGCGCAGCCGTCTGGATTCCTCAGAACAGCGCAGCCGGCGCACCGAATGACACCATCCTCGGAAGGGCGATCAAGTATGTCGAACAGGCTTCGGCGCTTGGCGATGTTGGCGACCTCATGGCCGTTGACCTCTCTCAGTACCTTTTCGTTGACAAGGGCGACATTCAAACCGCCTCAAGCATTCACGTCAACTTCACCACGGACGAAACCGCGCTCAGGTTCACCTACCGGCTCGATGGTCAGCCCATACCGGCAGCGGCAAAGACTCCGTTTAAGGGTGCAGCGAGCGCGACATACAGCCCGTTTGTAGCCATAGCGGCCAGAGCGTAAGGAAAGGGGGATAAGGAATTATGAAAGGATTTAATATTGCAGAACAGGGCAAGGCAGTTGCCGGCGTGGCACCCGTCGATATCGGCGGAGGGGCCAAGACTTCAGACTATTGGAGCATGGAGAATTATAGTCATGTTTCGATAATCGTTTATAGTGGTGCAATTACCAACTCGTCAACTATCATCCTGTATGAAAGTGACGACGCGAGCGGTTCTAACAAGACTGCGATAGCGTTTTACTACTACAAGATTACCGCGGGCGTAACCGGTGATCGGACGCTAAATGCGTCAACCGGGCTTGTAACCGGGACCGATAACGGAAGCATGTATGTTATCGAGGTTGACGCCTCGGAGCTGACAGCGGACTACCCGTTTATGACCATGGTTACGGATACCGCAGGCGCGAACGTGATAACGATAATCCCGATACTATCGGGCGCACGTTATGCACAGGCAGCTCCTCCTCAGGCATTAGCGTAAGATAAAGAATTAAGAATCTGTGCCGCGGCCTTCGGGCTGCGGTACCTTAAAGGAAGGTGCAGAATGGGACGAACAAAAGCAGATTATAACTGGCAGAATACCGGGCGCCAGGTGTTTTATGATGGACATACTTTCGAGACACTTATGCCGATGGGTTTTCCAGTTGTCTTTTTTGATGACTTTTTGAAACCCGCGACCGACGCGACGAACGATTGGACGGAAGCAACCGAGGGAACCTCGAACGCGCAGGATATCACGGCCAGGGTGAACGGTTTCTACGAAATAGATACTGGTACCGCGGCGGATAAAAGAACCGAGATTTCAACGGCGCTTGCATGGGAGGCCGCCCAATCTTGCGGATGTGAAGTCAAGGTAGAGACAAAGACTTCCGACGCGAGTCTTTTCATGAACTTCGGGTTTACCGACGTTGCAACCGAAGGCGCCGCGAAGATATCATTTAAAGATGCTTCACTCGCAACCGGAACAGTTGATGCATGGGCAAGCGACGCGGTTATGTTTGGAGTACGCGCCGAAACCTCCGACGACATATACGCGCTGAGTACCATCGCCGATGGCGTACCGCAGTCAACAGACACCGGTACCGATCTTGTCTTGGCGACTTCGCATATCTACCGGATACAACTTGACTCGCTCGGCAACGCTCGGTATTTCATTGACGGCGCATTGGTAGCAGAACACTTGCTCGCAGTTACCACGACCGACGATCTTTGTTTTACTCTTGCCGGACTGATTACCGCCGGATCAACTGCCGCATTCATTGATATTGATTACGTCAAAATCTGGCAGAACAGACAGTAAGGGGGTGGATTATGGGAAAAACTAAATCTACCTACAACTGGCAAGGTACCGGGAATATGGCCTTCTACGATGGCGAAACATACGAGACATTGTTTCCGCTTGGCTTCCCGGTAATATTCATCGATGACTTTTTGGGAATTGCGGTCGACGCTACAAACGACTGGACCGAGGCCACCGAGGGAACTGCCGCAGCCGCGGATATCACTGCCGCGGTAAATGGCGTATACCGGATCAACACCGGTACCGACGTAGACAGCCGTAATGAAATATCGACAGCACTTGTGTGGGAAGCTGCGCAGGCATGCGGGTGTGAAATCAGGCTAAAGACTACGACCTCTGACGCCGCACTATTTTTCAACTTTGGATTTACTGACGTAGCCACCGAAGGAACCGGGGAGATTTCCTGGGCTGATGACTCGCTCGCAACCGGAACAGTTGACAGCGTATCTGATGACTCGGCGATGTTCGGCGTCAGGGCCGAAACCACCGATGACATCTACGCACTCAGCGTACTGGCAAACGGCACGCCGCAATCTACGGACACCGGTACTGATTTAGTATTGGCAACCTATCATATCTACCGGATACAACTTGACGCGGCAGGAAACGCCAGATACTTCATTGACGGCGCCCTTGTTGCGGAGCACTTGCTTGCAATAACCACAACGGATGATTTATGTGTCACGATAAGCGGATACATTACAGCCGGAAGTACCGCGGCGCTCATCGATATCGACTATGTTAAAATCTGGCAAAATCGCCAGTAAGGGGAATAAGAAATGGTAAAAACGAAATATGTAAACAATGCCTTAGTGACATACGATGATCGGTATACCGAGCGCTGGCTTGATGCCGTTGGAGTCGATGTTGTCAAATGGGAATTAGAGCGAACCGGAATACCGCGTGATGATACCTTGCTTGTACCGACCACGTTTTTGAACTCAGAGACAAACGTAGGTACCGTGCTCAATATCGGCGTTCAGGGTGGCGGGCTTGCTAACACTTCAGACACCGCAGAGTATGACGGCCACAGCCTACAGCTTCCCCACGGGGCTTTCCAGCTTACCGCTGGCAACCCGCTTTACTTCGGCGCGAAGGTGAAGACAGACCACGCATCAAAGGGAGATCATCTTTTTGGCCTGGTAGAGGTAGACACCACGCCATTGAATGCAGCATCTTCTCACGCAGTAGCCGTAACGGATGACGGCCTATACTGGTATCACCTCAATGATGAAACCGTGATGAAGTTTAACAACGAGTTAGCCGGGGCGATCGGATCAACCGCATTTTCCGCGACGCACGATGTCAATTACCACGTCTATGAAATGTACTACGACGGGGCAACCTTATCGGTGTACTTCGATAATGCCTTGACCGTGGAGATCGGGACCGGGCTTGCTGATCAGGTATTGACTCCGACCTTTGACACCAGGGCAGGCGATGACGGCGCGGAAATCATGACAATTCAATGGGCGCGCGCGATACAGATTCTCTAAGGGGGCGTATATGTTCAGAGATATATCAACCGCAGCGGGTGCTATCAGTAGAACCGTGGAGCCGACGACCAGGGCAGGCTATCTCGAAGCGGTGAGGATACACCTCGATGCGGCAAGCGCGGCGGAGAACTTTACGACAAGTATAGTATCCGCAGCGGGCGTCGAATATAACGTGGTGCTCGACGTTGAAGCAATGAGCGCACTCACCGATTACGTGTATCAACCAACCAGGCCGCACCCATTTTTCAGGGGTGACAAGATTAAAATTGTGTACCCGAATGCAAACGGCAACGATTACGGGTTAGAAATAATCTGGAGCTAATATGCCGCTCACAACGAAACTAATAACCGCCCCGACAATTGAACCCGTGACTCTTGCGGAGATGGAAATGCATCTCCGCATTGAGTCAAACGATACGGCGGCGGCGCTTACTTCCACGCAAACAATTGCGCCGGCAGACCACGCAGTAGCGGCGGCATATTCGCTTGAAGGTACCGGCGTTGATGTCCTCAATAGCGGCACGGTTGTATATCTCGTTTCCGGAACCAATGCGGCGACCGGTACAGTAAACGCAAAGATTCAAGAGTCGGATGATGATGTCACGTATACCGATGTCACAAGCGGCGCCTTTACCGAAGTCACCACGGCAAACGATAACGCGACGCAAGAGAAAGCATATACCGGTATCAAGCAGTATATCCGCGTGGTTGCGAGTGTCGCGGCAGCGGCATGTAGTTTTGGTGTCAACATTGTTACCTCGGCACCGCAGAGCATAGAGGATGATTATATTACCGGGCTGATAAAAGCGGCGCGCCGACTCATCGAGCGGCATTCGGGCCGATGTCTGATTACGCAAACATGGGATCGATATCTTGATGCGTTTCCGTCGGCGAATTACATGCAGATTCCATCACCTCCGCTGCAATCAATAACCAGCGTAAAATATTACGATACCGACGGAACAGAGGCAACATTTACCTCTGATGATTACGAGGTAGATATCTACGGAGAGCCAGGGCATGTTGTGCTCGGGTACTCAAAAACATGGCCGTCAACTACGCTCAGAACGGTTAATGGAGTTATCGTCAGGTATGTATGCGGATACGGCGCGACAGCGGCAACAGTTCCAGAGGAATACAAACAAGCCATCAAGATACTCGGCGCCGAACTGTATGAGCACCGCGAGGACGGCCTGGTAGGTACGATATACCAGACCTTGCCGTGGGCTGTAAAAGGATTGATAGGATACGACAGGATTATACCTATATGAGAGCAGGGAAACTGCGCAACCGTATCGTAATTCAGAAACCCGACGACTACGCAAGCAGGATAAACGGTGAGCGAACCTTTCATACTTTTGCTACAGTGTGGGCAGCAGTATCACCGATGAGCGGAAGCGAGAGCATGAACTCGACCACGCGAAAAGATGAGGCAATGCTCACCCATCGAATTACTATTCGATTCCTGCGCGGGCTGACTCCTGATATGCGGATCTCTTTTGAAAGCAGAACGCTTAAGATTCGCGCAATCAGAAACGTAGGCGAGCGCAACCGCGAAATAGAGATTGACGCATACGAGGAAGCTGATGGCGAAACCGGGTATTAGTTTTGACATAGAAGGAATCGGCGATCTCGACTACGGCGGCATTACGCTCAAGGTGCTTGATACGCTGGTTGAGGAAGTAGCCAAGAAGATAGTTAAGCCGGAAGTGCAGGACAGAATCAACAGGATAACCGGTGTTACCGAAGCAAGTATCGAGGTTGACCGCGAGGGGTTCTTTGACCCGCGGTCAACTATCAACACCATAGCGCCTACGTGGTCAGTATGGACCGATGTGGAATGGGCGCAGGTATTGGAATACAGAGACGGTGGAAAGTTTTCGTTTATGCGTAAGGCCGCGAAGTCAAGGAAATTGAAGACCGCGATCAACATGCTTGTCAAGGCAAGGTTTGGACCAGAGATGAGGGCGCTTGTAAGGAATGCGAAGAAACGAAAGAAGGCACCGAGAAAGTAATGGCAGACTATATTGAAACCGCAATGATAACGCACGCACTCAAGCAATCCGCCGTTACTGATATCTTTGGGCAAAAGATTTTTTTACACGCGGCACCGGAAGGCGTGAGGCCACCCTATGCGGTCCTTAACTCCGTATCACCGTCGAACGACTCCGAAGAGTTTGGAAAGTCGCGCATGGCGCAGCCTACCCTACAATGGGATTGCATATCGACGAATGATAAAACACCGTGTTCTGCTTTCCTCGGTGCTCATGCAATCATGGATACCTTTGCCAACTATCAAGGAACCATGGAAGATGTCGTGGTAAAGATAATCTGGATTCGCGGACCGAAAACATTCCCGCTTGGCGACGGTAAAATAGCAAGTATCGTTGAGACGTTTCCGCATTACGAGGAGCCGTAATGAAAGTATCCGTACCACTCAGTTACAACGGGATCGGCTCATGCTTTGGCTATACAACTTTCATGCGAAAGATGATGAAAGCCGCGATACATGCCGGTGTCGAACTGGACGCGAGTGCAGAGATATGCTTACAGGCAATGCCTCCTTTTCGCTTCTACCTATGGCGATTCAAAACCAACGTGCTGTTTACGATGTTCGAGTTTGACCGGGTGCCTGCACAGTGGAAACAATTTCTTGACAAAGCGGACCGGATTATAGTGCCGTGCACAGATAACAAGAAGGTTTTTTCAGCGTCAACAGATACGCCGATTGATATATGCCCCCTTGGCGTTGACTCCGTTCAATACCCATATTTCGAGAGAGAGAAAAAAGAACCGTTTACTTTCATGTTTGTCGGCGACGACAACCCGCGTAAAGGCACTACCCATATTGCGCAGGCGTGGGAATTGTGGAACAAACGATACCCGGAACTGTCAGACAAGGCGCACCTTGTAATGAAGATGACTTCATATGAGAAAGAGCCTAAGCTCACACAAGTAACAAAGAACGCCTTTCTCGATTACCGGATATTGCCAAACGAAGAGACCGAGGGTTGCGACCTGCCGACCATGGCGGCGCTGTACCATTATGCCAATTGCTTCCTATGGCCGACCATGGGCGAAGGCTGGGGCCTGCCGTTGTGCGAGGCAATGGCTACCGGATTGCCGTGCATCTATACGCCCTACGGCGGAACCAACGACACGGCGTCTAATGACTATGCTTATCCGGTAGAGTATGAAATGATTGAGACACACATCATGAATCCTGACGACGGCGACCTTGAGCCGTGCTTTGCACCGTCGGCGAAGATAGAATCTGTTGTTGACAGAATGTATGAAGTATACACTCATTACGATGAGGCTCTTGAAAAAGGGATAACAGCCGCATGGGTAATGAGAGAACACTTTACCTGGGAGAAATCAGCCGACAGGCTGATTGAGATTTTAGAAAGGAGCATCGCGTGAATGTTAATCTCGGATGCGGAGACAAGGGAATAAAGGACGCCGTAAATGTTGATTTCCGGAAGACCGACGCCGCCGACGTTGTGCATGACTTGACGGTGATGCCGTGGCCGTTCAAGAAGAATGAATTTGATAACGTGATAGCGACCGATATTATAGAGCACATGATTCTTGTGTTTCCGTTTCTTGATGAGTGCTGGCGGATTGTAAAGCCGGGCGGCAAGATGTTTATTAGAACTACATATTTTAGGGCCGAGCAATCATACCAAGACCCGACGCACTTTCATTTTTTTACGCTGGGCTCATTCGATTACTGCGACCCTTCGACCGGCACGGGGAAAAAATACAACTGGTACACCGATAAGAAATGGAAAGTAGAGCGCCGGGATATCGACGGGCAAGAGACAGTTTTTACACTTTCAAAAATTGGGGGATAGCGGTATGGCAAAAAAAGAGCAAAGTGGTTATACTCTTAAGTGTCCAGGCTGCGGGCATGTAGTAAACAGCCCGTTCAAATCAGCTATATGTGTTCGGTGCGGGGGCATTGCATTGGTACCGCCGCTCACAGATGGCGCATTTGAAAAGGCAGCCGAGGGTGATGATGGAACAGGGACTAAGCCGGAAACGAAACCGGTTAAAGATACTTCGGATCGGCCCGCAGAGTCGGGCGGGAGGGCGTTCTAATGGGCGTAGACAATGGGAAAGAAGGGAACGTGTATGTGGGAGCAGTAAAGATTGCTGAGATAAACAACTGGACCGGCAATTTCAGCACAAAGAAAGAAGTGATTACCGCATTCGGTGACGCGGGCGAGCGCAGGCAGTACACTATCACCGATGCGACCGGCAGTTTCTCGGGTAACTCCGACATGACAGACGCGGGGCAGAACGCATTGCTCACTCAGCATTTCTCTGGCGGGACTCCTGCCGCAGCGTTTCTGTATCTGTACGTTTCCGGCGGAAGCGGGTACTACGGCAACGCGCTTGTCGATGTCGGCAAGACGGCGAACGCAGCCGGGCTGATTTCGTTTGACGCGACCTTTGACCAGTCAGAGCAGTGGCTAACCAACATAGCATAAAGGGGAAGTATGAAAGTTAATGTTTCACGCGAGGGCCGATTCATTCCTGAATGGAATGGTAATAAAGACGAGCCCGAATCAGAGCAGCTTGTCGTAGAGTATTCTAACCTCTCATATACCGAGCGGCGCAAATACGAGTCTGCGGAAAAACCGATTATGACGGTAGCAGATATCGAGGTGAAGACTGACAAAGAACTCGACAAAGAAATTGACAAGCAGTTTGCATCAATTCAGTTAAAGGTAGACAACGAGGAAAATGAGAAGATCGCGGCGGCAATGAAACCGCGCTTTCTTAATTTCACCAAAGACGATGATACCCCTATTACTACATGGGCTGAATTGCTTGACATACCGCAGACCCCGGAGAACCAGATAGCCGGGCTCATTGATGAGATCCGTACTCACCTTGTGAAACAGGCTCGGGAGAAAGACCCAAAAAACTCCGAGTAGCCTTCTGGTGCTGGCTTGAAGGCTATTATGATTTAGCGGACGCCGAATGGTCGGCGATGCCTGATGCGAGAGTCGAGGTAATATTCGGCGAGAAAATCCAGCGGAACAAGTTTCCGTCTATGCGATGGAAAAACTTTGATGAGTGCTTGCGGCTTTGGCTGATATGGGAGAATAAATCAACCCTCCCGTATTCGGGCGGGTATTATGAAATGCCTGCCGACGTGGTGCAGATGTTTGATATCTTTGACGCCGCTTTCAACGCATGGAAAAAGAGCAAAGAAAAGTAACGAGGTAGGCGATGGCGATAACTGCCGAAGAACTAAGGATACTCGTCAAGGCCGAAACAAAAAAAGCCGTCAGCGAACTCAACCGGTTTAAGAAATCAAGCAAAGATACAAGCATGAGTCTCAAGGATATGGCTAAAAAACTGATAGGCCCGCTGAGTGTTACGGCGGGTATTCTCCTGATGACTAAACTTGTCAAGGGATCTGTCACGTCCTCAATAAGATATGCCGCGTCCGTTGAACAGATAACCGTATCATTTACGGCGCTTCTTAAGTCGGCAGATAAGGCACAAGAAACACTTTCGGCCCTCCGGGATTTTTCCGTAAAGACACCATTCACTTTTGAAGAACTCGCACCCGCGGCGCAACGGCTCATAGCTTTCGGCACTGCTGCCGAGGACGTTGTTGATACCATGAAAAACCTCGGGAACGCTGCGCAGGGTAACAGCGAAACACTCGGCAGGCTGGTCGGGGCTTACGGAAAGGTACAGGCGAAAGGCCGCGCATCCTTAGAAGAAATCAATATGTTCACCGAGGCCGGTGTTCCATTGATGAGGGCGCTTGGCGATAATCTCGGCATGACCAACGAGGAACTATTTAAGTTTATCTCTGCCGGTAAGGTTGGATTCAAAGAGGTTGACGACGCATTGCGCGCACTCACAACCGGGGAAGGGCAATTCGCGGGGATGCTCGAGAAGCAATCGGAAACACTGAACGGCGCGATGTCCACTCTCAAGGGGTCTGTACAGGAATTAGGAAAGTCGCTTGTCGAAGACCTGATACCGTTCCTTACTATCGCCGTGCAGAAATTAACCGCGTTGATAAACCTTGGAACTCAGAAGCGCAACCTTGAAGATATTTTCAAAACCTTTCTAACAGTGCCCGACTTAACCAAAGATGCAGCGGCAAATATGGGCGAGCTTACGGATAGGCTAATTGACTTGACGCTTGCCGAAGAAGAGATACAGCGAATACTTGATAAGCCTAACAGGGGTATCCGGGCGACTGAAACAAAGTTTACCGGTGGATTAAGCAAGCAACAGCTAGAACAAAAACTACAGGACCTCCGGACATTTAGGTCAACATTAGAAAGGATTATGACTTCTATCGGGCAGACGGTGGGGCATTTCGGAACTACAGATACGACGGACACCGGCGCGGGCGGTGACGGCGGCAAGGGTGGCGACAAATACGGAACCCTTGCGAATATACTCAGACCAATTCCCGATCTAACCGCGGACGTTTCGATAGGCATGAAGCTTGCACAAAAACACGCCGAGGGTTTTGTCGAAACCATGAAGATCATGAATGAGGTAGGCATACCTAAGATACTCAGGGGCGACGGCCCGATACAGGAATGGGAAAGGACCCTCGCGCTGGCTTTTGATAGCCTCTCTCACAGAGTGGCAGTCGCAGAGAATGAAACGCTCCCGGCAATGATGACATTCGGCGCACCCTTTGTAATGCAGGCAGGGTTGGTAAATAAATTAACGCTCGGCCTCGGGCATCTCGGCGTTGCCTATGCTCATGTAGCAAATGGCTCGCGGATAGTAACCGACGCGGTGAGTATTCAGAATACCGAGATGATGAACAATGCGAATAATTGGGCCGCTATGGTTGCGGCAACCGATGCATATATAGCGAAGCAAGAGGAACTCGACCAGAAGATAAAAGACATAGGCGAGTCTCTAAAGAAAAACCTTATTGACCTACTTGCAGATAGCGCGCTGCAATTAGTGCGCGACATGGGCGAAGCCTCAACAGCAATGGGCGACGGCGTGAAGACTGCCGCCGATGCGTGGGGCGATTTCAAAACAGCAATCATAAACGCACTACCTCAAATACTTCTCGCGGTCGGAACGGCGCTAATACAGACCGGCGATCCGGCCATGATAGCAATAGGGCTTGGGGCGGTATTGGCATCCTTTGCCGCGTCATATTTCGCCGGGAGAAATGCCGGGAATAATAGCAACTCGGCATCAAGCGGATACGGTTCCTCAACGCCATCTCCTGACGCATTACGAATAGGCCGAACCTATGAGGGTAACACCACATACATACACGCCGACGGCAGTATCTTCACCGAAGACGAATTTCAGTCTATGTCAATCAATGCAAACGCCGCAGCTGCGGGCAATCGCTAATGTCTATCACCTCGATACCGAGCGCTTGGAAGCTTGATAACAGAACCGGCGCAATTGCTGACCGTGATGTAAGACTGTATGCAGACTTCCGTCAATTAGAATACCCGGGCCTTGGAACCGGCAGCGCTCAATATACCTGGGCACGCGAGGACAACCTGATAGACCGGGGCAACTGTGAATTGCCCATCGCGCCGATGATGAAAGATGAGACGGTGCCGGTTACTTCTAATGCTACCCTTGCACGTTCGTCTGACTTCTCGCATACCGGTGATTACTCATACAAGATCACGAAAACAGTAGCGGCCGGTACCGAGGGTTTCGCCATGTTGGTAGATGCGAATAGCACCACCGACATGCATGACACAATTCCCGGAGCTACTTATGATGTGTCGCTATGGGCATATGTTCCCACTGCATCCGGTATTACTCTCGGCGAAGCTGACATAATAGTTAGGTATTATGACAGCGCGGCATGGACATCCACGACCCTGAACGCCACAGCGTTAGATACATGGCAAGAGTTGACCACTACTGTTACGCTCCCGAGTACCACAACAGGATTCCAGGTATATAATGTTTGCGCGGCTACTGCGGCAGATACAGAATATTATTATGTAGACGATTACAAACTAACAACCCACAACATACCCGGCAGTCACTATCTATCAAGCGGATACACTGAGCATCTATTACTGATGCCTGATACCTTCACGATACAACTCGGGTTCATCCCGCGTTTTGCATTTGATACTGCAAGCAATCAATCTATATTTAGCTGGTATGTCTCGGCAACTCAAAGACTCCGTATTTTATACGAGATAACAAGTGATCAATTTTGGGTGTTATGGCAAGACGGAGGCACATCAAGAACCTTGGTATCTGCACAATATGACGACGGTTCGTCTCATAGAAATATAAATCAGAAAATAACTTTGACAGCGGCCATCGATTTGACCACGGGCGATACTACCGGCTCAAGCCTTTGGCTGAATAAGACTCAAGACGATACGGCATGGAGCGGAAACATAGATGCGAAATCTACCGAGTTTAACAAGGCACAGATACGGGCATACAACGGCACGGCGGGAGCTTTTGACATTGCCTATGTACGCTTTTTCTCCGGGCTTGTAGCTACTGACGCACAGGTACAAGCAGACTTCAAGAGCGTACAGAACGAGGAGATATTCTTTAGCTTAGACGGCCATGGTACCGGGCGCTCGCGGTGCAACATAACCAAGGGCGCCAATAACCGCCTTACTCATTATGATTTATACAAGGGCGTCACCTCGAAATACAACTACGCATACGGGGCTAATTCGTTTAATTTCAGATTACGAAACGACGATAGCGCATTCTCAGACGATCAATACGCGGCATGGGACCCGGCGAATAGCGTGTACAATGGTACGGCTGCGCAGGCATACATGACTCAACGGTTCGGCGTGATGCTTGAATCCTGGTACAGCGGAGACTTTGATTACTGCTTTATCGGCAGGGCAACCGAGGACGGCCTCACGCGCAAAAGCAAAATGCAGGGCAGCTCGGTGGTGAGTGCGTCAACCGAGGACGGGGTAGGCGACCTTGACCGGGCCTTTGAGGAATACGGGCGGGTACTTCCTGGGAATATGCTTTGCCGGCAGGACACATTGATGGACCGGGGCGGGTGTGAATCCTCAACACCTCCGGCGATGATAGGCGAGATAACCAATACAAATGTAAATGCTACCTTTGTCAGAACTACCGCAGAATCCTATCATGGCCGATACGTGTACATCGGTACAAAGACAATAGCGGCAGGCACGGCGGCAACCATCGCGCTGACTGACAATGCCGGAGCCGGTGATATGCACGGCATGACCGCGGGTAGTAAATACACCTGGGTTGCGAGAGTAAAGCTACCGGCAGGCGCGATGCTTGGGAGTGAGTTTGTGCTTGCAATCGTGGACTCGGCAGGCTCGACCACGCAAGCTGCCACAAATGTCTATGCCTCATACCAGGAGATCAGCGTATCTCATACGCTCGACGCCGGGGCCACATACGCATATCCGCAAATCCAGATAGCGGCAGCAGCAGCAGATACCGAACTATTCTATATCGATCAAATAGAGTTTCAGCCCGCAGACGAAAGCGAAGCAACCGACCATAGCCTATTCCATCTTATTGCAAAGCGTGGGTATCGCAAGCAAATACAATTTCTCAGTAACAACAGTTTTGAAAATGCGACGATTGGGAAT